GAATAACAATACTTCATCCAATCAGTATAAAAAAGAGGCAAGTACTAAAATAGGGTTACCGTTCCCGAAAAATAGCACCACACAGGCGCAAACACTTCTTAACCTTAATTTAGGCGGTTCCGCATTAGAGAACTTCCAAAGGTTTGGCGGTAGTGACACCTATGCGACATTAGGTAACCTTCTTTATTCGCAGTTATTTAACATCCTTTCCCTGCCACAGGTGAACATGGCATTTAACTCATACAACCTATTTAATCAATCCGGTAACTACATCATAGGGCTGCTGCATAATTTCGGGGTACAGGATCCTTCAAGTTTGGTGAACGTGAACTCTGCAAGGTTTGTAATGAGTACCTGCACCATTGATTACATTAACAATACTTTGTCGGGTACGGCTATGCAGGTATCAAATGCGGTGCTGACTTATACGCAAATAGATACACCAACGGCAACACCAACTGCAACCTGTAAGCAGTACACTAACTTAACAGGTTCTAACTGGACTGGTTCGTATATCCGGTGTGATGGAATTGCGTTTGGTCCCGTAACTTTGCTGCCGGGAGCATCTGTATGTGCAAGGATATACACTCCGATAACTATTAGCGGCTCAAATTTAACAATGGGAATAGATTGCGTATGACACCAGTAACCGGACAGAAACTCAACCTTTATAGGTACAATTCGATAGCAATGACAGACAATCTCATTGCGTGTGCAAGGACTTGCACCTTTTCGGTAGAGGTGGATGCAATGGAAACTACGAATATTAGTAGCGCCTGGTTCAGAGAATCCCGGCCGGATGTGGCATCATGGTCAATACAAGCAGATGGACTTGTTGTATTAGATGATTATTCCTACCTATTTATGCTCAATAGCCAACTGAATCGGGAGTTGGTATCCCTTAAGTTCGTTATTGATAATGGCACGGCCGGTGGATTGGTGATAGTATCGGGTTTAGCATGGCTGCAATCCTTCACCATTACAGGGGCAAATAAGGACATCGCAACTTATCAAGTATCTTATCAAGGTACAGGGGTTTATTCGTTAGCAGGTACCACCGTAACGCCGACAGGTATCGTTATACAAGGTACTACAACACAGGTGCTGCAATATACGGCAGGGGGTGGGGAGACTTCGATAGCTATACCGGGTGGTGCAGGTAAGACAATGATATACGGCTCACGGGGTGGTACATCGTTTGAAACGATTGCTTATAGTGGATCGCCGGGTACGGGTGTAGTGTGGACGGTGGGTAGTGGTACTTTGACCGTTGATTCGGGTGTTCCTTTCTTCGCAGGTGAAAAAATTATAATTTTAGTTCAATAAATACATAATATGAGAAAACTTATAATAGGATTGTTATTGCTTTTATCCGTTGGCGCATCCGCTCAATGGCAGCAAACGGGTAGTAAAGTACGTTATGTGAATGGTATCGGTATTCCTACGAAGGATACGGCTGCCGGAGTTGCGGCTGATAGTTCACAGATACTAATTCGCCCGGCTGATAGTTCGCTTTATGTGAAGTATAAGCGTACATGGCAGAAAGTAGGTAGTGGGGGAGGTGGAACGGTTACGGGTACAGGTACTACTAACTATATTTCAAAGTGGACTTCATCAACTGCTATAGGTAACTCACAGATATTTGATAATGGAACGAGTATGGGTATAGGTACGACAAGCCCGAGCAATAAAGTTGATATATTCACCACAAACAGAACTGCACTTAATACTGTTGGTTCGGGGTTAAATGTAAATTATAACGGAAGTACTACCGGACAATTTGCTACTCTTGGGTTTAGTTGGAATTCTTCTGTAGGTAACAACTCTACGCAATGGGGGATGGGTATGATTGGTACTAACTTTGTATCCGGCAATGCTGATGTTAATTTTTTTACTGATGGAGTTGAGCGTATGCGTATAACATCCGCCGGGAGGGTAGGCATAGATTACACCGCCCCTGCTGCTAAATTAGCCGTTAATGGTACTGCATTAATCAACACCAACACAGACAATGGAGTAGATAAATTGCAGGTGAGTGGGAGTGCAATAGCATCTACTTTGAAGGTTAATACAAGCGGGCAAACGGTTAGTATATCATCTTATTATAATGGTGGTACGGGTAAAAATATATGGATAGGTGGTGGGGGATTGAGTAGTACTTCAGTATCAGAATCAAATGTATCTGTTGGTGTAGATGCTTTATTAAATAATACTTCGGGATATTATAACACTGCAATAGGATTTAATGCACTTAAAGTTAATACCACAGGCTATGTTAATGATGCTTTCGGATATGGTGCATTAGCAGCAAATACATCAGGATATAGAAATGTATCTTTTGGCGCAAGTTCATTAGGTGCAAATACATCTGGATATGAGAACATGGCAATCGGACACCTTACATTGGTAAGTAATACAACAGGATTTAGAAACGTGTCTATCGGTGCTATATCTATGTTTGAAAATACAACAGGATATTCCAATATCGCTTTTGGTTATGATGCAGGTAGAAGGATAAGCGGAGGCGGTGCTAACCAAACATCAAACACATCTATTTATATTGGTGAAGATACTCGCTCGTCTGCCAATGGCAACACCAATGAAATGGTATTCGGACATACCGCAATAGGGCAAGGCAGCAACACAGTTACACTCGGCAACTCATCTATCACAAAGACATTCTTGCGTGGTAACACAATGGTAAATACCACTACCGATAACGGAGTGGATGAGTTACAAGTCAATGGCTCAATACAAGGCACAGGATTCAATCAGGCATATACTGCAAAGACGGGAACATATACCGCAGCAACAACTGACTATGTAATTGATTGCACTTCAGGAACATTTACTATTAACTTATTTACCGCAGTAGGTAACACAGGTAGAATATTGATAATAAAGAATAGCGGCACAGGTACAATAACCGTTGACCCTAACGGCTCACAGACTATTGACGGGGCTACTACTCAAACCCTGTCAACCCAATGGTCAAGAGTACACATTATTTCGGATGGCGCAAACTGGAAAATAATATCTAACTAATAAACAATATACTATGCTCACCGCAATCGCAACCGCAATCACATTATCAGTAACCGCACCCGTACAGGTACAAGCAGACACTATCCCTGCTGCCATACAAGTCAAACCTGTAGAGTTCAACAAACTGACAAAGGATACTATCACTCAAATCACATGGGTAGTATTCGGACTTGGCAGAGATACCGCACAGGGTTGCAATTCCTATGTAGTCGCATATGACCGCAAGGGGAAGAAGGTTACAGATGGCAACGTGCCTATACCTGCACACATCGTGCAGCAATGGGGAACGGATAACACACTCATAGATGATTTTATTCTCAACTTTTATAAACTGGTAAAACGTTAGCAATGGAACACCAAACAAATGATGCAGGAATAAATGGACTGCTTTTGACTCTTTTTTTATGGGTATTCAGCCATCTGACCGCATCGGATTTGGCAACCTACTGCACCATTGCAAGCGCACTCGTTACAATATTCGTGAACATAAATAAGTACAGAAATGGGAAAGACAAACATTAGTTTAACAAACGTAAACAAGCCGGCCCCTAAATGGTACCGCAAATCAAAAAGGGTTATCGGGTTATTATCCGGCCCTACCGTTATTGCAGTATTTCAGATATTCAAACTAAACGACCATCAAATGGCAAGCGTAGCAACTATTATCGCTTTCCTGCCTACATTATTAGAGGTATTCTCCGCAATATTAGCAAATGGTGAAAACTATGCAATCGTACCAGATGAATCAGAACAAAAACTATAATTGGTTCCCGTTTGTTTTTATTGCAATAGTGGTACTATTAGTACTGCTATCCTGCAATTCAGTAAACAAATCACAGGGGAAAACCGAAACGCTGACCGTGTTCGAATACGATACTATGAGGGTATCTGTAGTTGATACCACCCGTACACTACAGGAATGGATTGACATTCAGACAAAGACAGTAGAACTATTCGACACAACCTATACAACCGTTCCTATCCTGCGCAAGCGCATTATCTATGAGAA